CTTATAGTTATACACATCTTTCATTGCGTATGTCAATTTCTTAATATCTCCATCGAAATAATTGACTGCATACTTAGAGCATCTTTTTACCCAGTCTATTTTTGAACTTCCTTTAATTTTATTCCCTGTTCCTAGTAAATCTGAGCACGCCCCCCATAAATTATCCTCCCATAAAACTAAGGCTGTTTCAATTAATCCACTTACAAACATTACGCCTTCACCGTAATACGAAAGCATTTCACTCGGTAAATATACTGTAGTAAACGGAGCTTGTGGATAATCTTTATCTCCAGTAGCCGAAAGAAGGCTCACCCCACAGAAAAATTCCCTATTAGAATAAATAAAATCCGCAACCTGTTCCCATTCATCATTTTGAATATTTATTGTATTGCTTACATTATGCGTTAGCCAAGGCTGTGTACAAAGATCGGGATTTTTTCCCCTCATTACCCAATTTTGTTGAGTAGATTTGACAATTTCTAATAAACTAATTGCCGTAGTTTGATTTTTAGTCTTAGAACCGTCTGGAACTTCGACACAAAAACTAATCACATCATCTGTATCATTAGCTGACCATACAGAGGATTCACATGCTCTTGTATTAATCTTTTTAAATAATCTATATACATTTTCCATCTTATTAGCTTGAACTCGTCTAATATAACGTTTTGCGTGATGTGGATGGATGCCACTGGCAGTCCCTAAAACACATGAAGACGAACCTTCCGGCTTCACGCATGTTGTTCTAGCGGCAGGATTAATACCTATCAATGTGGCAATTTTTTTATTAGCCGATTTTACAATTTCTGCTCCATTACGCTGAACTTTTGGATTTAAACAAATTTCAGGTTTTTCTAACCAGCCTGTGCCACTAACACCCAATAAAGCTTCTCTCTTAAAAATACGTTCGGATACTTCTCCTAAATATGGAAAACTAGTAAAACCCGCTTGTAGCGTTCCAATAATAGCCGCCGCCTTACAAGCTTCATAAAAATCTTCTTCCGTTTTAACCTTAGAGCAATTGATAGTAGAAAGGTTGCACGCTTGCCAGCCTGAAAGTCCAGTTTCAATATCTATAGCATAAAACCCTATTTCCACACATGGATTAACTAATAATTCAAGAGAATCTGACCATATAAAGCCGGGCTCTCCGAATTCTTTAACAGACTCTATCAGCTTATCAAATTGCTCTTTGGTTGTTTTATCTCTCAATAATAAGGCTGAATTGTTTGAGCGACCCCTTTGCGGATTTTCAACAAACCAGTTGCCAGTTTTTGCAGTAACCATCTCATTATCGTCTGCTGAAAATATGCAAATAGTTGCCGATCTTCTTACTCCTCCGGAAATAACAGCATCGCTAGCGTGCATGATAATATCATATGCCTCAACAGGCTTTAATCGTCTTAAACTTTCAGACGAAAACTCATTTCTTGCAATAGCAGCGTCTAAGATTTTTTTGATATTTTTAAGAGCTTTTTTTAAAGGCTCCGGACCCGGTGCTTTTCCTACCCCTCCTGCTACCGGCGATCCAGCCGCTCTAATATTGGTATAATCAAAGACTACATTATACCCAGTATATTCTGGAAATAAATCTTGTTGATCAAAATAAGATGATATTAAAACACCAACAGCATCAGACCACCCTTCTATACTGTCTTCAATAATAAATTTTTTGTTTTGTTCTGGAGCTACCGACGACAGAGGAGGAAGTTTTGCTATGTGGTGCTTCTGGACAGAAAACCCTGTTCCGCATCCGCACAGAAGCAGATACATACATTCTTGAAAAAATCTTAGACGGTCTACATACGAAGAAGTACAATTGAACATTCTGGAATTATGAGAAAATATTGGATCTCCACCAAACTGTAATGCTCTTTGAGACCCTAGCACTTTTTTCTTGTGCATCATGTCATACGCCCAGTCGATCTCTTCGTGTAATTCTTCTGGGGCGTTTTGATATTGTCGATGCATCATATTTCTAACTCTATCATTTGCCTCTTTCCAAGTTTCTCTACGCTTTTCATTTGGTAGATACCGGGCGTATTTAGAAGTAAATGTATAGTCCATTAGAGATTTTAGGCTCATAGTTGCTCCTGTAGGGGTAAAGAAAAAGCGCCCACGAATGAGCGCTTTTATTAAGATAATTATATTATAATTATTTCTTGATAATAACTTTTACGCGATCATTAATGCTAACAGTGACTTCTTCATCTGTCACTTCTATAGTATCAAGTATATACTTGATTTTATCAACATGTTCTCTGGAAAAACCTAACATTGATAATAATTTATCCATCATGGTGTCCATCATGCCGCCATAGTTTTCTTCTTTTTTATTCATGTTCTTTATCTATCTTTTGAATTAAGTAAGTTACGTTTTGATTCACATGATCTAAAATAGCATTGTTTTTTGCTATGTTTAAATGAACTGTTTCTAATTTATTTTCAAAGGTAATAATTTTACTTTCTAACGATTGCAATCTGGTTGAAACTGAATCATTTACTTTTTGTTCTAATAAAGACAACTTATTTGCATGATTCATAACTGTTTTTAAAAGCCAAATTGTAAATGGAATTAGAACAACAGCAGCTATTTTCAGTATAAAGTTTATTAACTCCCAATCCCAAGTCATGGCTTATACCTCCATAAAAAGGGGGCAATTTCTTGCCCCCAAGAGTAAATATTGACTCAGATTACATACCAGTAATTGGTTTATAATCAAAGAAGTCGCCGCCGCTTAGACTTGGCTTCAAAGTCACGAAGTCAACCTTCATAACAAATTCGCCCGGAACTGCTCTGGTCGGAGTCGCTGCACTATCAACTGCTTTATCGGTTGTATTTTGGTCCGTTAAGTCAAACATATTGACATTTGAAAGTGTGGATGGTGCCGATCCACCAATTGTATTTCGGCTACCGCTGGTAAGCCACAATCTGCGAGATTTGATCTTGTTGCCATTGTCTAGATTGCCAGTCCATGTAAATAGATTAGCTCTCCAAGCTGTTAACAATCTTGCTCCAAAATCATGCACAAAATCCAAAATAGGCTTGCGTTTTGCTCCTTGGCCCATAAATAGTAGGTTTGTCTTAGATACACCAGCCAAGGTTGTTGCAATTCTGGAAATAACCCAAGTTCTATTTTTAGCCGCATTATAAGCAAATGCGCCGCCAGAAAGAATTTTTTTGGTGTTATAAATATGTGTTCCAGAGCTAAATTCTTTAGGCTCTGCATTATAACCAAAAAGATTATTATCTTCTAGCGCATCTACAAGACTAAAGGATTTGGTAATAACAGCGTTTGTGGTAGAATTACCTAAAATAACGCCGCCAAAAGTCTGCTTAATAAAAGTTCCATTTGCTGTGGTCCTTAGATGACCTTTTTTGCCCGGTACTGCCATTTGAATATCTCCAATTAGATATTGTCTATCCTGTAGCGTCCTAAAAATTTATATCCTGATTATCCCTAATTAAATACACAATACTTAGATCGAAACTTTATATTGTTCTGCTAATTTATTTTTAATTTTGTCTAATCTGTTTTTTATAGACTGTCTAGACACACCCTGTTTATCGGCCAACTCTTGTGTTGAATAATTTTCTATGTATTTTAAAATAAATATATTTTTTTCTTCTGCGTCTAAGCAGTCAATCATGTCAGTAAAAAACGTGTAATCTTTAGAATCTTCTTTATCTTGCATTGGCCAATTTTTTTTAATTTTTTTACCTCTTAAATATAACAGAATTTTAAACTTTAAACAATTAGCTAGATAGGTTGTAAATTTCATCTGGCCGGGGTGATTTGGATCATATTTTTCAGAAGCTTCCCAAGCCGATTCTAATTTAAATGATTTAATTTCATCTCTGGAAACAAGCCCCTTGTATCGTTTTGCTATAGAATTCATAATACTAATACAATCTTCGTTGTTTAACACTTCTTCAAAAGTCATATCAATCCTCGTTTTTTAATAAGTATCCGCCAAAATTCTTTTTAATTCCCTCTAAAGAATATACAATAGATTTAAAATCTTCAATAGAGTCTGTGCTGTGATGATGTATATTATTGTCTAAGTCAACAAAAATACACCAATATTTATTAGAGCTTATTTCCCTTTTTAATTGTTCTATTTCTTTTTTAATCCCGGTCGGAAAATCTTCCATACTGTCTTTTTCTTGTGTAAAGCATAGAATTCTGTTAATTTCCGCTGCAACATTTTTAAATTTGAACATTTTGCCTACACCAATACAAAAAGAATATCGGTCTAGTATTTTTAAAGCGGCTATCCCATCTATGTTTGTTAATATAGAAACTATACCTTTTGTTATTCTAAAATTAGTATGGCCGATCCAGCATTCCCACCTTTGGGCTGGTCTAAACGGAGATTCAGGATCATATGTTCCAAAAGGCGTAATAATATATGGCTGATTAATAGGAGGAAATGTTATAATATCCTTTTTATCCAAAATATCGTCTTCTTCACTATCTATAATAGTTGTATTATTTTTTTGTTTATGACATAGTTCTTCTTCTACAATATTCCAGTTTTGCCATTCAATTTTATTCACCTGAACCCTCCTTGCTGTCTATAAAGAGGGGAGAAACGTAATCAGCGTTTTCCGAGTTGATTTCCGTGTTGGATTCAATGAATTCAATCATCTCTGCTATTTTTACCGCTTCTTCTGGATTATTGTCAATATAATCTAAATATGCAATTTGTAGACTTTGCATTATTATTTGAGTATGCTTAATTCCTACTAGTAATTGAGCTAGCGTAATAGAGTCGCTGTCTTCTTTCCACGCAAAATCGTGCATGATATTGTCATTTTCATCAATGTAAAACAAAGACCAGCACCGGGCTTTATCTAATTGAGGGTTGTCCGAATCTGAAAAAGAGTTCTCCATAATATTCCTCCAATAGAATGTTTTTTTCTTGAATTTGCTCTAAGGTGTATAAATATCCATTTTGCACAGCGTCAGACATATACTTTATTGTAGTAAGATAGCATATCTCGCAGATATCCTCATTTAATATTCTGAATCCGCATAGCATAGCTGGATAAAAATCAAAACTGTATTTGATATATTCGCAATGAATATCTCTTAATACATCGTATTCTTCTTTTTGGAATTTGTCAAGAATTATATTTGGAATTTCATGATTTTTTGTAAAAAATATTCTTAAATAATCATGATCTATTGCTTTTTTATTCTTGTCTACTGCGGCAACAAGATACGAAATTTTTATTTGCATTATTTTCTCTATAATATGAAAAGCTAAAATCAGCTATTCGATAAATTCCAAGCTAGCCCAACAAGATCATTTTTCAGAGATTCTATTTCTGGTTTAGATAGAATGTGGTCTAGGGGGCCAATAGATGATTCAAACAGTTTTTGAATTTCCTCAGATAATCCTGTATATTTGCCGCTTAAAGAATCTTTAAAATTGTTTTTAAGCGACTCTGTGTATAAATCTATTAACTGTTGACTTGTAATATTTTTTTCAAAATATGATTGTAGCCTTTTTGAAAACTCAAGATTAAACAGGGCTAAGTTTAACCGGTCTTCCTTGTCGGTAACTAATTCTGCTAATTTTTTACTTTTTTCTATTGTTGTATCTGCCGGTTTTTCATCTACCACCTGAATACTGTCTTTAAAAATAGCAGATTTAAACTTTTGTAGATATTCTGGAGCCCTATGTCCCAATAAGCCTATTAGTATTAAAATCGCGCCTAAAATAAATCTATAGTCTTTCATTATTATCCTTTTTTAACGAATAGAGGAAATACTTCTTCTAATTTTGCATTAGCCTCATTCAAATTTAAAGACTGGCACATTGATTTAAGAACTTCCCATTGCTGTACAATGCTAGACAATGTAGGCTCTTTAGATAAATCTATTATGCCTGTCTCTCCTTTAACACCTGTTTCTTGCTTTTTATTAGCATCCGAATTCGACATTTTACTAAAAACCTTTTTAAAATCGATGAAATAGCTTAAAATAATGAACCCGCCAACTATCAATGATCCTATTTGAATAATATTCATATATATTTTACTCTGTTTTACGCAAAGAGTCGCCAACAATCCATGCTGACAAAACCGTGACAGCTAAATCTACTTGGTCTTGTGATAGTTTAAATCCTAATCCATCGTTTCCAACGGCTACAACAAGAGCAGCAAGAGCGGCCCAAAATCTACGAGACTGTAACAAGTTTTGTGTTTTAATCATTTTTTTCTACCTCTTTAAAAAGACGCTCTATTTCTGTTGAAGACAAATTCCAACTAATTAATTCTCGATATAAATCTGATGGCTTAATATCCGTGCCAAAACACTCCTTTGATATATGCCTACGCAATATAATTTTTTGTATTAAATTTGGCTTACGAAGCATATTTGCTCTTTCTTCTTTAGAGTTTCTGCACTCATATACCATTCTTATTATATTAATAATCAATCCGGCTATCATTATAACTGTTAATGGATCAAAAGCGTATCCATAATTTCTTGTTAATTTTTGAGTTATTTTATTTGCTATTGACTCGCTTTTATTTAGCATTTTTTACAATCTCTTTGAATGACTCTTTTGACATAAATCCATCGAATTTATATAATTTGTTTTTAATCCAAATTTCGAATCTAGGAGCAAAAGTGTTGGATTCTAATTCTACCACTTTCCACCCAGAAGCTTCAACCCACGGCTTTATTTCTTTCTTCCATTTAGCACATGGACCACATCCGGGTAAAGTGTAAAAATCAATCGTTCCATTTTTTATTTCTTCTATGGCTTGTAAATTTGATGTGGTTTTTTTTCTAGCTTTGCAATCTTCTCCTGCTGGGCATGGTGTTTTATGGCCATCTCCATGTATAATATAACCTGTGCCACCGCATTCGCAGGTAATTTTCTCATCTTCGTCTAGTTTTTCATCTAAAATTTTTTTCTCAGCTTCGGAAATAGAGGAATTAATGGTTGTTTTTGTTTTTTCAATAGTTTCTAATGTTGGCCCACTATTTACTTTTTTGAATAAACCAATTGCTACAGATATTGCAATAATAATAAAAATAATTTTATCTTCGTTTTTCATTTAAAGCACCTCGTTTAAAGCCCATTTAATTTTTTGCGCGGGAAAACCATCTACATTGCTTAAAGCCCAAGTGCTACCCTGAGAGATTATAGTTTGTGCTACAGATTCACGAACCCAAAATGACCCATCTGGCTGGCCTAATCTTTTAGGGCCATTGTTCCAAACGCCCCAACTATTTTGTATTAAAAATAAGGTCTCGTTAAACAACTGTCTTGTGTCATCCATTGCTACCCAAGCCATTGCATGAGCCCATGAGCCTGATCTAGCGGCTATTCCATTTTTATCTCTTGTAGAAGAAAAACCTAAATTACTACAGGCAAAAATACCATATCCATTAAACAAAGCATCTCTAGCTTCATCTATAGATCTAATATTAGACGCTGTTTTTACCTGATTATTTTTAGCTTCGATAGTTATTTCAGAAGGAGTTCCTGATCTACCCCAAGAAGCAGCCATCCTTCCATTGTATACGCTAAGGTCGTGCCTTCCGTACTTTTTGCGAAGAACTATGCCGCCTTGCTTTGTTAAATATCTTACAGCGTTTTCGCAGGTCATACCTTGTCCAGAATGACCCCTGTTTCCATAAATGCCCTCCGTGGCTGATCTTACAATAAATGATTCAGAGTCGCCATTGATAATCTCGGTTGATCTGGTGATATCTACGGCATTTCTGGCGGCATGAGAAACACAATTTTTTAAAACCATTCCACAGCCGTCTATAAATGTATGGTTGTGGTTTTCTACACCTATATCAAAAACTTCTTCATGTGGTCCTTCTTGAAATTCTATTTTTGTTATAGGCATTGCTAAATACTTATCATCTCTCCAGAGATTTCTAGAGGTTCTGTCCTTTTCCCAAGAAATTGAATAAATAATTTTATTAGTTTTATTAGTTCTTTTATCTGTTCTTTGTCTTTGGTTTAAGCTTGGAGTATAACCATTATTTAAAGCCCATATTCTAACGCCAAATACTAAAGATGGGCTAGTATTTTCCAAACATTGTCGAGATCCTTTTGTATAACCATCAGAATCTAAAATTCCTTGAATAACATCTTCGTTTATAGCCCAGCTTGGAAGAACTTTATAACCAGAGCTATCGTAAAAATAATGTCTAAATAGATTAAACAATTTTTCTTGCTTATGAGTATAAACCTTTCTAGCTTTTCTGCTTATTTTTGGGCAATGGAAATAAGAATTCCAAGTAATATTTAATAGGTTTAACGCATTACAAAGCCTTTTTTCTATTTCTGGTTCGTCGGTAGTACACCCCCATTCGAGCGTTTTAGATGATACTTTTGCATGACCATCGCCTAAAAATAAACCTATCAACCATCTAGTTTCTTTATCCCCCATACACATTAGCATATCTTCTGGTATTTTAGAATCTATTTTAAAATTAATTGGACAAAGCAAATAGTCTGCTTCTGTTAATTCTTTAGCCGAAATTAGCTCAGCTTTTCTAGAAGAGAAAACTGCGTGTCTTTTATTATTTTCACTTTCTAAAACAGATCGTGAAGAGCCCGGACTATATCTTCTACGACATTTTGTATTATTATCAACAAACTCTCCAAAACGATAAGCTAATAATTTATGATCAGAAGTAACTTCTAATGGCAACCCCCCTTTTGTGTAAATCTTTAGAATTGGATTATTAGATTTTTTTACCATTGTAGATATAACTGTAGTTATACTACCATCACCAGCATAAACTCTGTCTCCAATTTTAATATCCTGAATCTTTTTTACAAAATCTGGCCCAAGGATAAGACCATCTTTTTTCCGACAATCCCCGGTGACTTGCCTCTCGTTAAAAGCTTTTGGATCAAATCTTAAAAGATTTTTAAAAAGAAGGGCCATTTGGCCTTTTCCAGAACCAGCGATTGGTCCTGCCGCTGCCCCAAAAAAAGGATGCTTTGATTCAGATAAAAGTTTTTCGCGCCCCTTTTCGTCACAAACAGAACCAATAAAACCATTTTTATAGGCGTTTAACAGTTGTAAAGGGGTGTTGAAAATCATTTTAGTCTCCTGTAATTTTTATAATTTCTTTAGCAGAATTTTCCCATGTAAAACGTCTTGCTGTTTCTACACCTGCGTCATTCTTTGAAAATCCTGCTGACTGTTTTAATTTATGAACATCTTTCATGTATTCAATAAGCTGTTCTTTTTGGGTTTCTTTGATTTGAGCCCATAACCCTTGTCCGCGAAACCAGATACCATCTTGTGCAAGCTCTAAGGAGTCTATATTTATTAATTTGGCATTTTTTTGATTGCAAAATTCGGTATGAGCAGAATAATTAGTGGCAATTACTTGTTTTCCACAGGCCATCAGTTCTAATAATTCCAAATTCCACCCTTCTGCTCTAGCTGGAAATACGCCGCAATCAACTTGTCTCATTATATTATACACATTTTTTTGAGTGGGTTGTCTGGGTATTAGTTTTATTTTATGGGCAAGTTTACTATTTTTTACCAAATTATCCCAATAAGAATTATCAATAAATGGATTGTGACACATTAGCCAAAGCTCTACGTCATCCTGCGGAGAAAACGCTCTGTTAAAACATTCGATTAAAACATCATGACCTTTTCTAATTTCCCACTTTCCACAATTAAAAAAAATAGTTTCTTTTCTTGTTGAGTTATTTAAATCATTAAATATAAGGTTGTCTACGCCCAAAGGAACGACAGAGTTAGGAGTTTCAATATGGTCTCTTATCACGCGCTGCGCCCATTTGCTTGGGACAAACAGGTGGTCGCAATGCTTTAAACTTTCTACTTCCTGTTTAGTGAAATGAGTTAATTCGAAAATAGGAAAACCTATTCGTCTTCCCTTAGTTATCCAAGTGGTTAATTCATGCTGGTGCCAAATTTTTATTTCTACATCGTCTGACTTATATTTTTTATTAAGCCAAAGATTACTTTCTATGTCGGATAAAGAAGGGTCTATTTGTCCGATTGGATATAGAGAGACATTAGTTAATTTAGCTAACTGTTTAGTAATATGATATCCGGTGTATCCGTAACCAAGTGTATTAATTGGAGATTGTACGATCATTTATATTTCCTCTTGCGCGTTTAAAAATACCGGAATATATTTTTTATCTTCGCCAGCAAAATGTATAAATCTATTTGTTTTTTGCTGCAATATTTTTTCATCAGACTGTTGAACTAAATGGTGGCTTAAATCAACTTCCATAGGATGAAATATTTCTATTTTGGTTATATTGCAAAATGCGTCATATATACATTCATCGCATATAAATTCGTATTTTTTTTTACCATGCATGTCTTCATATTTAGCTAATAAATTTTTTATATGCTGATCGTTTCTTATATCTAAAAAATAATCCCTGCAAAAATTATCAAATTTGTCTACAGTTTCTAAGTTCATCTTTATTAGTCCGGCATTAGTATCATATAATGATGCATCGTTTAAATTCATAACCTGTTTTAAAAATTCTGTTTTTCTTTTTATGTGAAAAAACGATATCTCGTTTTCTCTAGAAAGCATGTTATGCATAAGATGAAAACTGCTTGGCATTTCTTCAAAAACATTTTTTGATTTATTTGGTATTAAATCTAAATCCATCCAAATTATTTCATCATAATTTTTTTTGTTAAAAATCCATATACACTACATAGGGTTGCTGGAGCCCAAACACACGGATGATAGTTACCGTATCTTCTTATTTTATTATAAATATCATTGAACGGAGTTGAGTTATCGATAACCGAAAAGTCACAATTAATATACTCACAATATTTATCTAAATTGCACAGGGCTCTAATTTGCCAACGGCACAATCCCTTGTATAATAAAGAGTGCCCATTTGAAAAAGCTCCTGTAATTATAATTCTTTTTGTCATATGCTTTTTTCTAGCTTGGTAATAAAGTCATTAGCAAAATAATCTCCGTGCAAAAAATCTTTATTCATATTTTTTAGATATTCATGACACTGTAATATCTTTTCTATGTTAACTATATCTTCTGGACCTTCATAATATAAGGGATAGTCTTCTCCTAAATATTCTGTAGTTGCTGGTAATTTATTAGTTATGATGGGGGTGTTTCTTATCATAGGTTCGATAATTCCATTATTAGCAGAGGTAGCCCACATGCACACATATACTAATGTTTTACTTAAATGTTCGTCATATTCTAAATTATCTAATCTTGTTGGTTCATGAATCATATAATCTTTACCCGCAAAGCAGCTAATTCTTTGCCATATTTTTAAATACTCTTCGACAAATCCCGGCATACAATATGTTTTATATTTTATATGGTTTATTTTTAAAAAATTACATATATTAGAAAATTCTTCAAGGTTTCTTAGCCAATACCCAAGTTGAGTTATTGATTTATTTTTTAAAAATTCATCAGGACTCCAGCATATTTGAGTTTTTTCCGTGGGGTGTTTTACTGAAAATGTCGGTATATTTACTTTCAATTTATTTAAAAGTTCTTTAATATCTAATAATAAACTTTCTGATAAAGCGATCAAACACATGCATTTTTTTAAAGATTTTTGAAAATTTGATTGTTCGAATAAAAAATCTAATGAGTTTTTTTTATCAAATTCTGGCTTATTGTGTCTTGGTATATGCAAAATTCCTATCCAAGGAAAATCATAGTACGAGCTGTCTTTATTTCTATTCCATATAAATTTTCTTTCTACAAAATCGTCCAAAAAAATTCCATTATTCGAATGAAATGGTTTTAAACACCTAATTGCATAAGACCATCCAGACCTATGCATTGAAAATCCTTCGCATTTTGATAAATTTAATTTCATCCAAGCTTATATCCCAAAAAGGATTCATAGCAACCTGTGTCACACATCCAGCAAAGAAAATCTACTCTTTTTCTTTCTTTTGTTTCTCTAAGAAACTTCGATTTTAGTAAAAGTAAATCAGCGTTGTTGTCATGCTTTTCCTTAGAAAAGAAGCCCATTTCATAAAACCAGTTGCCAAATGTCGTATCATTAATTTCTGGAATTGGAATAAATTCAAAAACATTTAGCCTCTTTGCCCATACTAATTGATTTTCTTTATTAATTAGACCCGGGCATATTGGTGATAGTGTTCTAGGCGTTAATGTTGCTGTGAAGCCCCCATTAGAATTATAGTAATATCCATTAAAAATGGACCCGTATATCAGTGGCACTGTGACTTCATCTGTATACTCCATCAAACTATTTTTATTCCAATCAGAACCTATCAATCTCCTATGGTATGTTTGTATTAGCTCTGCATCAATTTGATTATCATGATTACAGTTATAGATCGCGGTATGATCTCCTATGAAACCATTGGCCGATCTATATAGGTTATTTAAAGACAATACCCGGGCCAAATAATCGTCTGGTATTAAATTGTTCTCACATAAAAACCCAACCAGCAGCGACTTAGTAGATGTTGGCACTTCGTTAAGCTCTACGGGTTTAATATTTACTACAACTCCGAGTTCTTTAGCCTGTTTTTCCAAGGATTCTAAGCATGGCCTGTAGCCTATTCCCCTGTCATCTTTGTTTGATGTTGAATAAATCGGCGGAACTTTTGTTTTATTTTGAATAATAAAAAAATCTATCATATTAATTTCCAATTTGTGTATCCGTGTGCTATTGCTTGTAAATTATTTTTATTTGCAAATTCGTCTACGGCTTGTTTCACACTCTCCCACCCATAATCATGTCCACCCATGACTCCATCATATTTTAATTTAGGAAACCAAACATTCAAATCTTTTTTAACAGATTCGTAGTCGTGAGATGCATCTATATAAACAAAATCTATGCTTCCATCTTTAAAGTTTTCTGCCGCCATTTCAGATGGTTGTGGTATTATATTTAGTGATTTGTTATAGTCTATAGTGTTTTGTAAGAAAATTTTAAAAAGATCTTTAAGAGTTGGATCGTCTTGATGCTCCCAAGATCCTTTAAAATGATCAACGGCAAAAAAGTTTATTTGCTTATTATATTTCTGTATTAGCTCACACATAGCAACTGTGCTGCGTCCCTTAAAACATCCTATCTCTACAAAAACAGCCCCGTCTTTTGCGGAAGAAACCATCTCCTCGTACAGCTTAACATCATTACTATCAAACCAGCCTTCTATATTTTCATATTGCATAAAAAATCCTCCCTTGGCATATAATAACACATGGGAGGAATTAAATATGGATTTATTTTACCATTACCAACTCTTGCACGCCCAGTACCGAGCTTTCCACTTAGGCCCCGGACTGTCACAATTATGTCGAGCCCTAAAGGACTTTCTGCGTTCTGGAACGTTCTTTTTGATTTTCATGTTCGGATCGCCAAAACGCACGATAACTACATTTCCGCTCTCGTTGTTAGTGTAAACAGCAAATTTCTTGGGGCCGCTGGGAGTTCTAAAGGGCTTGTTTAAGGTGACTTTACGACCCTGATATTCAGCAGCCATAGATTCTAGAAGTTCTTCACTGGCTTCTTCTATAGACGCTTCTCCAAGATAGAATAGTTTTTGCCCATCTTTCGTATAATCTCCTCTTCGATCATACATATGGACTTCTCCAGTCTTCATATTTTTATATTTAAATTTAGACTGAGCTTTTTTCCAAGCCTCTGGGTCTGGCCTATCTTTATCGCCCGGCTTTGCTGGCTTATATTTCTTTCCCATCCTTTCTTTCTTCTTACGAATATTTTCCCAAAGACTAGCTGCCGATACTTCTTCAGTGGTCTCGCCAAAATCTTCGTATTCGTCATCGGCTGGAATATAAA